ACGAAGCTTCAGAATTAGAAGACGAGTTAATTAAAAGATTTTCTGCAGAAATTACATATGACAAATTACGTAATTATGGTGTTGAGTGTAGAACGCTAATTACTGATGACCGTAGTAAAAGTCGTGCATGGATGTATGATTTATTGTTTAATATTAGTGAACAGATAAACGCTTTAATAAATCGAGCTAATAAAAAGCATAGAACGCTTTCACAGCCTGAAAAAATAAAAATGCAATATCTTAAAACTGTACATAATTCGCTGACTACTGTTGATGGTCTTTGGCGTGATGTGGAGTATAGTGTTGATAAAGATACAAAAAAAGTTACTCTTACACCTCTAAAGGCAGACAAGCTTACAAAATTTATTTTTGATTATGCGGAAAACGTTTTATTAATGTCAGCAACAATAATTGATCATAAAAATTTTGCTAAAACTCTTGGTATAAAAGATTATGAATATGTAGAAGTTGGTAGTGACTTTGATTCACAAAAATCGCCCATATATGTTTCGTCAAAAAATAAATTAAACTATAAAAATTTAACTAATACATTACCGGTGATTTGTGAGCAAATTAAAACAATAATCGATCATCATAAAACGGAGAAAGGTATTATACATACTCACTCACGAGACATTACAAATTTTCTTGCCGGTAAACTTTCAAGCAATAAAAGATTTTTATTTCGCGATGATCATTTTAATAATGAGGAAATTCTCAAACAGCACTACGAAACAGATTTTCCTACAATCTTAGTTTCACCATCTCTTGCATTTGGAGTTGACTTAAAAGACCATTTAGCACGATTTCAAATAATAGTAAAACTACCATTTCTTCCTCTTTCCTCAAAGCGCATTAAAAAATTATTTGAAATAGACAAAGATTGGTATGAAAATAAAATGCTTAATGCATTAGTTCAAGCTTGTGGAAGAGCGACTAGAAGTAAAAATGATTTTTCAACAACTTATATACTTGATGGTAATATAGTTAATACTATAAAGCGCGTAAAAGATAAGTTACCTAACGCCTTCATTGAGCGTATAATTTAATAAATAATTACGTGAGATTTGAAACATTTCATTTTGAGATAAAAGACCTTATTACGCAATTTGTAACTGCGTTTGATGATATCATAATTAAACGCTATGATAAAAATAGAGTTGCGCAAAATAATGTACAGGTAAGATACGTTTATGCACCTAAGCAGAGAGTTTTATATGATATTGTTAATAAATCTCAGAATTTAACTGTACCTGTTGTTGCAGTATACATTACTAATGTTGCACGCGATGAGTCAAGAGTCTTTAATAAGCTTAGCGGATTTTATGTTAATAGAGGTGTAAGTGAAATAGACACAAGAGCAAAATCTCAATTTTATAAAACGCCAGTTCCAATTAGTATAGGGGTATCAATGTCCATAATAACTAAGTTTCAATCTGACATGGATCAGATAATATCTAATTTTGTACCTTATAGTAACCCCTATATTATTTTGTCTTGGAAGCTACCTACAACAGTTGTAAATGAAGACCTAGCGGTACCTCAGGAAATAAGGAGCGAGGTATTATGGGACGGCGGTATTAACATACAATATCCTACCGATATTGCAGCAAATGAAAAATATAGAATTATTGGTGACACTGCATTTATGATTAAAGGATGGCTATTTCCAAGGCTCGAAGACCCTGCAGGCAATATATTTTATATTAATAATAATTATTACAACAGCTCACAGCTAACTACATATGATCAATTGACTGGCAGTACGTTTAGCTATCCTACAAGCTCCGGGCTGTCGTCCGATACAGAAACAAATTCGGTTTCCGGGACCCCTCAAATAACTGGTTTAGATTATACAAGCTCTCAAACTTAATAAAGTTGGTATTTATAGTTTAAGTTTGTATTTGAAGGTATAAATAATTAAACTTTATGGCTAATCAAGATCCCAATAGGGAAAGCACTTTTGGTAGAGATATAATGAAGTTTATTTCGTCTAAGCTTCCATATCAATCACTTAACATTCAAGATAAAATTAATTCTCTTAACCCTAAGTACGAAGAATTTTTTGATAAAGGGACAAAGAGAGACGAAGCCCTATCTCGTCAGTCCGTATCTTCATCCTTAACTTTTACAGATGATCTTTATGCTAACGTTGTACAAAACAAAGATTATCATAATTTCATGTATGCTAATTTACAGCCAGATAAAGGCCGTAGATTAACAGACTATAGGGTAATGGCAGCTTTTGCAGAGGTATCAGATGCACTAGATGAAATATGCGATGAATTTATTAATAAAGATGATAACGGTGAAATAGTAAAGCTTAAATTAAAAACTGCAGCGCTTTCAGAAGAACAAAAAGAAAAGCTTAAAAAAGAATTTCAAAAATACGTTGGTTTTTTTGATCTAGAAAACAAGGGTTGGGAATATCTTAGACAGCTACTAGTAGACGCCGAACTCTATTGGGAGCATATTATTCATAAAAAGTATCCTCAAGAAGGTATTTTAGGCGTCGTTGCTATACCTTCTGATGTAATTGACCCAGTCTTTGAAAATGTGCAAAATCAAATAGTACGCGGCTATCTTTTACGTAAAAATATTTACGATTCTAAAAACCCGGGTAAAGTTGCAAAAATAGAGTTAGTCCCAATGGATTCAAATCAGGTTACTTATATTAATTCAGGTATTTGGAATGAAACAAAGACAGTTAGACTTCCGTTCATTGAAAATGCAAGACGTGCTTACAGACAACTCTCTCTTATAGAAGATTCAATCGTTATTTATCGCTTGGTACGAGCACCAGAGCGCTTGGTTTTCAATGTTGATGTAGGTAATATGGCTCCTCCTAAAGCAGAAGCTTATCTTAGAAAGCTTATGCAAAATTATTGGTCGCGTAGGACGTATGATGCCGATCAAGGCGCAACTGTACAGAAATTTAATCCTCAGTCAATGTTAGATAGTTTTTGGTTTGCCAAGCGCGCAGGTAGTGAGGGTACAACTGTAACTCAGCTACCAGGTGGCGCAAATTTAGGTGAATTAACAGATTTAATGTACTTTGTACAAAAACTTTATAAGTCACTTAAAGTACCTGTTACGCGCTTGAATGTTGAAGACGTTTTTAAGGACGGTACAGATATACTTCGCGAAGAGCTTAAATTTGCGCGTTTTATTATTAGACAGCAACAGAGATTTGCTGCAGGATTAAAAAATGGATTTATAACCCATCTCAAGCTTCGTAAGCTTTGGGACGAGTATAAGCTTAAAGAAACAGATGTTGATTTAAACTTTAATGTACCTACTAATTTCTATGAGCTTAGAGAAAATCAAAAATTCCAGCTTAAAGCAGAAAACTTTAATTCAATTACTCAAAGTGATCTTGTTTCAAAGACATATGCACAAAAGAAATATCTTGGCTGGTCTGATACTGATCTTATGGCCAATAGAGAATTTTTGAGAAAAGATCGCGAACTGTTATGGGAGTTAGATCAAATTACTAATAACGGTCCAAATTGGCGCGAGCTTGGGGCTACTGCCGGTGGAGCTGCAGGTGGTGAAGGTGCAGCTGCACCTGCTACTGGTGGAGCAGTGGGAGGCGGTGGCGGTGGATCTAGATTGCCTCCTGAGTTTGGACCAGCTCCTGCAACCGCTGGTGGAGAAGCAGGAACTGAGACTGCACCCGGAGGAGCAGCTGCTCCTGGTACTGCTCCTGCGGCTGGCGGGGCGGCCGCAGCACCCATAGCATAAATAATCATATATGGCGACTATGGACTGCTCTGCGATAACGCCTATAACGGCGTTTCAAAGTACTAATCTTAATAGTAAGATAGATTCTTTTACTAGACTAGCAGATAGAATTACCAGGTCGCTAGGAGCTCCTTTAATAAATCTGGAAATACATCATGATCAATTATTTGAAAATATTTCTATTGCTTGCGAATTGTTTGCAAAATTTGCAGGATATACTGAAGAAATATTGGTTTTTGATTCTGATTTATATGAAGATGGTAAGGGTATTAGATTAGATCAGCTGTTTAGTATTACCCCTTACTTTAATAAAACTAATATACCTTCTAAAACAGTATATGTTGCAAATTCATCTTTACCTGCTTCTGCTTTTAGCTCTTCAACTACTCTCTCAAGCACTTATGCTGATGGTATATTTAAAAATCAAATTTTAACTACAACTAATTATTTGAGCGTTATTAACTTTAATGGCACTTTAGCAGAATATTTTCAACCTTCAAATAATAGTCAAGAAAAATATGTTAATAGTTTTGATTATGATGCTATGGACTATAGAAAAGTAATTGAAATAATAGATTTTGAAGAAGGTAGTTCATCTGGCGTTAACACCCTGTTTACTATTGAGCAAACTCTCGCTCAACAAACATACTTTAGTTATGCTATGGGTAACTATGGATTTGATCTTATTAGCTGGTATACACTTAAAAATTGGCTAGAGGTAAGAGAAAAACTTTTAGCACTTAGACGTTATTATACGTTTGATGATAGAACACAATATCTAGTATTTTACCCACCTCCTCGTACTCCAGGATCAGGAAGTAGATTTTATGGAGCACTGCCTTGCTATGTAGAAAGGCCTTTAAGAGATATTATAAAAGAGCCTTGGGTCTATCAATACGCTTTAGCGTTGAGTAAAATTTCTATTGGTAATGTAAGAGGTAAATATACTGGCACTACAATGTTTGGCGGTGGTCAAATTAATTTTAATGATTTACTTTCACAGGGATTACAGGAAAAAGAAAAACTAGAAACAAAGCTTTATGAGGGTGCACCGGGTCTAGGTGATGCTGCACCGCCTTCATTCTTTGTAGGATAATGATACCTTTAAATAGCTCGGACAAATATAGACAAGGCCTATTTAGGCCTAAAAATACTAACAAGTATGTTGGACGCAACCCCCCAGTCTATAGATCCGGATGGGAGCTAAGATTTTTTAGATGGTGTGATGAAAATGATAATGTTCTTGAATGGGCCTCAGAGGCTATAGTAATACCATACACAAACCCTCTAGATGGTAGAGCTCACAGATATATAACAGATGGGGTAGTAGTAATAAAAGAAAGAGATGCTATTCAGAAATATATTATTGAAATTAAACCAAGCAGTCAGTTAATTAAACCGGTTTCCGGTAAAAAACGTAATAGCACTGTCATTTATGAGAATAAGAGATATATACAGAATATGGCTAAGTGGGATGCTGCTAAAAAATGGTGTGACAAAAGAAATTACAAATTTTTGATTTTGACAGAAAAGGAGCTAGGACTTAATAAATAATCCTGCAAAATAATAAATAATTTTATGGCCCTACGTTTATTAGTAGAAACACCAGCTCCAGAAGAGCAGTTTGAATATATTTTAGAGGAAAAAAACTCAAAAGAGCCCGCAAAGCTTTGTATTCAAGGGCCTTATATGGTTTGTAATGAGGTAAATAAAAACCAGCGCATATACGAGAAGGCTGACATGGAGCGCGAAGTTAACCGCTATATTAAGGAAATGGTTAATTCAAAGCGTGCCATGGGTGAATTAAATCATCCTACTTCCGCTGAAGTTAATTTAGAGAGAGCTTGTCACATTGTAACAAATTTAAAAATGGAAGGTAATT